CTCATTAGCGGGATATATGGGCAATAGAATGCCGCAGCATCCGACTCGCTTGTACCCTTATAACCAATAAGTACTGGTGATGTATCAGGTGCATAGGTGTTAACATACACTTTCATAGCATTGTTCAAAGTACCAACCATCTTTGTGTTAGTTGGAGCTTCGAAAGTGCCTTCTGTAGTACGAGCAAACGCACTAGTGGTAGCACTTTGCAGAATGGTTAGTGCAAAAGGACTAACTACAGCCCAGTTACCTGCGCCACGACGTGTACGCTGAGCGATCAAGTTACTTACGCGGTTAATCTGAACAGCTAGTGCAGCGTGCTCGTCACCTACGAAAGTAGCAGTACCACTTACGGCAGCTTGGTTATACGTTTCGCTAGCAGTGCCAGCTAAGTTTTCAAGGCTACTTAGTACTTCTTGGTCAATTTCAGCAGTAATTTCTTGTGCCAAAGCAGCCATAATTTCAGCTTCAATGTCAATACCGTGCATTGATTGTGCATCTTGTGCACCTTCAAAGGTCCAACGAGCGCTTAGCTTGCGTGACTTAGCTTCAACAGTTTGCTTCAAGATCTGAATGCTCATTCTGTTACCAGCATTGCCTTCTAGACTAGAAGTAGCTGCTGGAGCTCTGTTCGAGCCTGCTGCACCGGAGTACGCTTCTGCGATTTTGAATGGGCTAAGAGCTTCTTCGCCAGCAGTTGCGCCGTTGTTGCCATCAGCATAACGTACACGAAGTGTATGTATCTGACCAACTGGGCCGGTCATTGGCTGAACACCAACTAACTCGTTAGCAATTACTGTAGGCATAACACGTCTGATAACAGGTAGGATTACACGGTTAAGTGTAGCTACGTTACCAGCACTAGTTGCGCCAGCTGTTGCACTTTCTGACAAGTGCTTACGTGTGTTTTCTAATGTAGCAGACATTACAGACTTCTTGTTACCCGTTAGGCCTTCAAGAAGAGCTGTTTTGGTATCCTGCCAGCGTGATTCTAATAGTTCTGACATCATTTTCTCCTTAGTTTAATCCAGCTAGACGGCGTAACTCAAGTACATTTGAATCGTCTGCTTTTTGTGTCATGTTTTTTGCTTGTTTCTTATTGCCGGTAACTTCTCTGCCTTCTGATAATGCTGTCCTGCGCTTCTCTGGCGCTCGGCCATTGATTACGCTAGGTAAGTACTTCTCAAAAGAATTTTGAAGTCTGTTAGTCTGTACACCTTCTAATAGATCTGTCATAATGCCTTGTTCTTCCCTACTTAGGGGAGCCACTAGCTCTGACATAATCTCTTTTCTTCGTCCAGATTCGACTAGCTTCTGATACTGAGTGTTGCGAGACTCTGCTATGTTTTTTGCCTTAGCAGCGAACGCCTTTGCTTCTGAAAGTTGCTTTTCTTTAGCTTCGACGACTTTCATCATCTTAGCCAACTCGCTCTTTTCATTTAAGTAACTGTTTGAGTACTCTGAAGCAAATGCCTCAAACATCTTACGACCGAAGTCGTTTCTGCGTGCTTCTTCAATATCTTCTTTCAACTGACCTATTTCGCCTCGCAGGGCGCCGTCGACAGTTTCTGATACTGCTTTGGCACTTCTTTCGATAAAGGTTTTCTTAACCTTACCAAAGTGTACTTTAGCTTCACGGACTAGGCGTACCTTAGTCTCAGCTAGATCCTTCTTGTCTTCGTAGAACTCTGCAATTTCATGTGCAAGAGCATCAACTACAAATTCTTCCAGCTTGGCAAATTTCTGTGCCGCTGCCTTCTTGTCTTCGTGTAGTTCTGCCACTTCTGATTTAAGTTGTTCCATTACAAAGCCTTTTAGTCTCTTTGCGTTTTCACGCATAGCTACTGCATACTTTGCTTTGGCTTCTGCAAGCTGTTTACGATCTTCTGCAAACTCTGCAATCTCTTCAGCTAGTCTTTCGCTTAACATTTCATCAATAGCTTCCACCATTGTTTGCTTGTCGTGCTCATACTTTTGGGCAAATTCTTCACGAAGCTCGGCAGTAGCTTGTTGACGATTTTGTTTAACCTTCGTTTCCCAAGCTTCTTGTAGTTCTGCTTTCACTTCTTCTGACATTGCTGTGCTCTCGAAGAGTGATTTTAATGCGTCTAACATATTATTCCCCTCGCTTATCGGAGACCGCTTATGATGTTCAATAAGCTCTCTTTAAGATATTTCTGTGCCTTTGCGTCATACTTTGCGGCTTCTGCCAATTCATACGACTTCATACCGCCACGTGTGTTCATTATGTGTTCATAGATTGCAGTAGGGTAAGCGCCCGGCGCACTTGGCTGGGCTACACAGTCAACTGTAATAATTTCGAAGTCTGAGACTTCCCCGTTGCCGTCTTCTGATACGTTACCTGAACCTCTAGAAGAGACGCCTAGCTTAACTCCGCTTTCCAGCATTGTCTTCACTAGGTTTCCCATCGGAGTTGGTAATATTTTCATCTTACCATAACCGTTTGGGCCATCCATCCACATCTCTGTGATCATATGGCTTACACGGTCTAAGTTAATGTTAAGACCTTCTGGATGATCAACTTCTCCGAGAACCGAATAGCCTCCGCTGATTTGATCATTAAGAGTTTTGACAGCCCTGCCTATTTCATTTACAGGATACACACGCTGGTTCGCGTTGCGTACACCACCTTGAATACAAACACCTTTAAGATAAAGGTCCTTGCCATCATTGGCAGACTCAATAACCATTTTAGCCTGGTCAAACGTCAAATTCTCTCGTAAGTTTCTCATTCAAACGTCCCTATTACTTCTTCTTGCTGCTACCAATTATTGGCCTAGTGTTCTGGCCGTTATCACCTGAACTCTTTTTCTCAGCGCCGTGGCCTTTAGCTACGTTGCTTTGTGCCTTGCTAGCTTTACCGCCTGGCTTATTGATGTTTCCACCGTCTTGGTCTTTAGCATTAAGATCGCCTAGACCAGCATGGTTGCCGCTCTTATACTCATCGCCACGTGCGATATTTTGCGTAGTGCCGCTTCCCATCTTGTTTGGTCCAGCTACTGTTGACTTAGTGTTCTGGCCGTTATCACCTGAACTCTTTTTCTCAGCGCCGTGGCCACTTGTTACTTTCTCTACATACTCGCGCATTTCTTCGCCCGAGGTCTTTTTAGTTGCTGCTTTCTTATCAGCTGCTTTCTTAGCTTTATCTTTATCAGCTGATTCGAAGTTGTAGTTTTCTTCTGGCTCTTCATCGTCCATATCGAACGCGTCTTCGTCGTCACCTTCGTCGTCACCTTCGTCGTCGCCAAAGCCTTCTTCGTCATCACCGAAGCCTTCTTCGTCGTCTTCACCAGACATCATTTTTTCAAACTCAGCTTTAAGTTCGTCAAGTGCATCTTCAAGGTCAACAACACGATCTTCTACGTCGCCTTCGCCTTCGCCTTCTTCGTCGCCCATGTCCATATCGAAGTCGTCGTCTTCTTCGCCGCCCATGCCTACGTCACCCAACATGTCATCAGTAGCGTCGCCGCCCATTGCAGGATCAGCTTCTACTTCAAACTCGTCTAGATTAAAGTCTTCGTTAACGTCGTCGTCTTCGTCTTCGTCTTCTTCTTCGTCAACTTCTTCGTCTTTCTTGTTTTTCTTTTTCTTATCGTATGCTTCTTTTTCGTACTCGTCGTCTTCGTCTTCGTCATCACAGTCGCTTTCTAGAAGTGACTCATAAATGCTACGCGACTTCTCAACTACGATGTCGTGAAATAAATCTTGTGCGCCTTCACGGTCTTCATTAATAAGCCGCTCTAGCATTTGTTCAAATTTACTTAAATCTGCCATGTGTTAATCTCCTGTGGAAAGTATTCCTTGGTTAAGGCTGTCAATTGTATTTACTCGAATCAATTAAAACAGCACAGAAAGACACTCAAAATGAACCATTTTGAGTTATTGGTGGGTACAAGAGGTAGTTACTGAAATCTTCTATATACATAGTGTTACAGTTCTCAAAATTATTTAGCTCTCTAGGACGATAATTATCAGGATGTATAACTCTTGTATACCGTATTTGAGGATTATCTTTTATTACTTGACAAGTTTGACGTAACCAGTTACCATAGTAAGTAGCAGTGTCTTTTGATGATTTATAGTTGACTGTATCAGCATATACGTTATTAATCTTCTTTCCATCCTTAACTCCTTTGAAGTCAAAGCCAAGGACGTATATATGTTTGCAATCGTGCTGACTTGCAAGAAACAATGCTGTTGGGCCAGAACTCCAACCAGTACTCGGGGTAACAAAGTTTAATCCTTCGTACTTGTCAAACCCTTTTCTAAAATTAGTCCACACTTGGTTCTTTTTTTGGTATCCGTTACTGGTTATCTCTGCAATCATTTTAGCATCAACTGCAACTACATGCTCTACAACATCAGTCCTATACACTGCGTTACAGGCATAGACAGGACCAATCTTTCTTAGCGAAGGAATGTTAATCGATGTACGACTAGTGCCGTTGCCCAGAACAAACGCAATCTTGTGCATGTAGTTATAAGAGTTCTTCTTCTCCAGTCCCACCGTACATTTGCTTAACATGTTCAAGATCTTTCTCTTTCTCTTTCTTGTGCATGTCGCTAGCTTTTCTGATTCTATTAAGCTGTCCTAGTGTTAATCGTGTTTTTCGAGTGTCAGACGCTTTGAGGGGAGATTGGTCATGCGTTGGCTCATACGAATCATCTTGTTCTGATTCGGCAGTGTCTGAATTAAAATAAAAAAGTTCGCGTAGTATCATAACTGTATTTATATCTCCCCGCCTACATCTCCGCCTGTAGTACCTGCGGCGTCAGTTACTGACTCTGGTGCAGTCCCGTCTCCAGCAAACTCTCCAGCATCGTCCGAAAGTTCATCTTCTATTCCGTCAAGATCACCTTCTATTCCGCCGCCGGTTACGCCGCCACCTTGTAATTCGTCAGTAGCTTCGCCTGGGTCTGTTTCAAACTCATCTTCGTTCTCTTCTCTCCAAAGACGTTCATTTTCTGTAATCTCTTCGTCAGTCATACCTAAGAATCGTTTTAATGCAAATCTATTCGATATAAATGGTATAGCTGACATCTGTGTAAACGTCGGTATGCGAGCATTGTCGATTTCACTTTGGCGGTAGGCAGCAAAATTCTGCGGTGGCTGGAACTTTAAATCAAACATTGCAGTGTCAATGTTTACACCTTTCTCTAGCAAATACCGCTTGAACTCTTGGTCGAACCCCTCAATGAGAAGCCCTTGCAGACGCTCACAGTAGGTGTTAAAGCGTAGCTCCTGTATGTAGGCAGTGCCTACTCGGCCATCATTGTATTGGGCGCTAGAATCTTCTGCACCTGTTGGTAGATAACTACTAGGAATACGCAGAGCCCTGACCATTTTGTTAGTAAAGTATCTTAGGTCATCAATCTCGCCTAAGTTAGTACCACCCGGTAGTGTCTCAACCTTAGATCCTCGGCCTTCAGCTGTTTGAGGGAAGAAGTAATCTTCATTAATAGACAGCGGATTATAGCTCGAGTCAATTACGTTTTGACCACCACCGGTTTGGCTCGGGATCCTACGCTGGTGAATTTCTGTTTTCACTCTTTCAACAAATTGCATAGCCAAGTGACTAGGCATGTTGCCTACGTCGACATAGAACACTCTTCTCTCAGGCGCTCTCTGTACACGATAGATAATGATAGCGTCTTCCAACAATTCTTTCTGTTTGTACACTTTGAAGATTGTTTCTAGCAAACTGTTACCGAAAGGGTAGTTAACATCTAACCCTTCACTCATTGACAAGTGTATAATATTGTCCGAGTCAACTGCAATCTCAGCTTGGTCCATCAAGAATCTTGTGCTTGCGCTACTGCCTGCTGAACCTTGTCCAGTCTGATAACCTTGACCGCCACCGCCTTTATTATACGACGTTGCGTGATCGCCTACGTGACCTTCTTGTGGATAAGGTGCTGTTGCTACTAGTTCACCGAAGTTGAGGTTAAAGTCTTTAACAATATATTGCTCAGGTACCTTGCCTTCGCTTTCGTTAACAATAATCTTAGTAAGGTTACCGGGATCAACGTGAAACATCTTTTTTGTTTCCGGATCTCTAACAAATATCTGATCACCGTACTTAAACACGTTACGAATAATTCGGAACATGCGGGTGTCAAGTTTGTTTAGCTTGTACCATTGCTGGAGATACTTTTGAAGTACAGTAACCTCAGTATTACTAGCAGTTTGTTTAAAGTCAAAAAGAAAGCTAGTACCATTCTGTCCATTCTTCTGTGTACAAAATTCTGCTAAGATGTCCAGGGCTGCGTTAACTTCACTGTCCTGATCCATGGTGTTGTACTGATTATACCTTTCGATTCTATTTGGACTGCCAGTGTAAACATCGGGAAGGTGTGATGAATAGTTTGTTGTAGCAGGTCCTGGCATCTGTCCATTGTGTTGATTCGAAAATGGAGAGAAGCTACCTGTGCTGTTATTTCCTGTTGGTACTGGGGTGAAATGTTTCTTCCAGCTCATATTAGTATAAGTTTCCTGATTCGTTTATTGCTCTGAGTGTGCGCTTGTTAATTTCTTTTATTTCTTCTAACACTCTTATCAATGCTGTTGTATTTACGTCGTTACTCGGAGCAGGCTTATTGGTTTGGTTCAATATGTCCCCTGCATTAGTTCCCTTACCGGCAGCCCATCCGTTATTATCTTTTGATAACTGCTCATTCATCTTTGCAAGAGCTTCTGTAAGCTCCTTTATAGCGTCTGCATAGTCAGTAACGTTTTCGACATCGAGTTTCTTCAGTCCGCTGGTTCCAGCGCTTCCGCTTGCTGACATCTTCCCAAACACAGTTTGAAAGGTGTCTATAGCGTCTAAGTTTTTCTTAAGGCCAGTATGATTGATGTTTTCGTTAGCAAACTCTTGCAGCTTTTCAAGAGGCGAATCACTAAACCAAGAACTAATACCACTAACAATGTTACCAATACCTTCTACTGCCGATCCTGACCCGAATGCTGTCATACCAACTGCATAGGCCTTAAGAGCTTCTGAGTTCAGCTTAACTTGTTTAACCTGTGTTTGAGTGATCTTTTGGTCAGCAAACTTTTTTAGCTTCTCTATAGGTGAGTCGCTACCTGTTAGCATACTCCAACCGTCACCTATCATTCCCACAAAGCTGCCTATCGCCGAGGCTGCTGTTCCTACTCCAAAGACTGCAAGCCCGGCGCCCAACATAACTAGCCCCTTGCCTACT